TTATAAGTATTTAACTATTTCTTTCTGTGTACTAGGATATAAATGACCATATCGGTTATATACTTCAGTCGTATCGCTGTGACCTAAACGCTGAGCTATAATCATTACACTGGCCCCTAGATTAACTAACATAGATGCATGACTATGTCTTAACTCGTGTATAACGATTCTAGGGAAATTTTGTCCATTTGGTAATTGCTCATCCAACACTTTTAATGCGTTAGTAAACCAACGATCAATGGTAGACTCGCTGTAAGCTTTATAGAATGTACCAAATAATACATAATCATCTTTAAATATGTTATTCTCTTTATACCAATTTAAATAACCTTTGATGTCATCCATCATGTGAGTAGGCAAATATATATCGCGTATGGCTGATTTCGTTTTAGGGGCTGTCACTTCACCGTGATAGTCCGTTTTGTTTATATGGATAAAATCATCATCAAAGTTAATATCGCGCCATGTGAGCGCTCTGATTTCGCCTTTGCGTGCTCCAGAGTAGAACAATAGTTTAAAGAATAACTTTTGTTGTTGTGTCACTAGCGCACCATAAAATTGATTGAATTGTTCTAATGTCCAATAATTCAATCGTTTCTGTGATTCTATTTCAAAATTCCCTACAAGAGATGCAACATTTTGTTTTAACTCATGAAACTTCATTGCATGATTCAGTAATGATACTAAATATACATGCATCTTCTTTAAGTAGTCTCCAGAATGCCCCTCTTTTAACTTCTTATTCTGAAATTTCATCACATCTTGTGTAGTCATTTTAAATACATCCATAGATTTAAAATAAGGTAGCAAGTGGTTATTTGTATGTGTTTTTAATGCTTTTACACTTGATGTCTTTCGACGTGCTGAATACCAGTCTATATATTCTTCAACGAGCTTGTCAAAAGGTAATCTATTAAGGTGTCCGACTCCCTCTAATTCGTCCATCATTTCGTTACATTTCTTAACTGCGTCTTTACGTTGTTTAAACCCCTTACGTGTTATGTACTTACGAGTATTGCTCTTGTCATAGTAAGTGATACGGAAATAATAAGTACCGCGTTTAGTGTCTTTATATATGTTATGGGATAGGTTTAAGTTATGTGTCATGAGTATCGCCTTGTTTTTTTAAAATATTTTTATTGAGTAACTTTTCTTTCATAACATCGATTTTATTCATTAATTTTTGGTATTCTTTAGAGTCTATAAATTCTGCTATTTTACTTCTTCTAGTATGATTGTGTAATATTTCATGCTTAGTTGAAATTTCTTGTATATTACTTTTGAGGTCGTCAAATTGCGACAACAAGTTTAAAAAGTAGACTTCAGGATATTTTAATGAAATTTGGATTAATAAATGATAAATAAATTCAGTGAGATATAATTGTACAGGTAATTTTTTGAAATCTTCGTTTAGCAATAAATAAACACCGTGATGGTAAAATGTCATGTTCTCATTTGAGATGAATGAATACATTTGTTCTATTATACAATCTATATTTGAATCTGTATGATCATTAATAATTGTAATTAAACTAGCTACTTTAAAATAATAAGTATTTTGCTCACTAGAGGGCATATAATTAACGATAAAATCAATTAACTTGTCTTGAATATTGTTTTTCATATTCACTGATTTTATGTTTTGATAAATATCTTCGTATGAAATCTCATTTCCATATAGTAAAAAATTAATAGACACATTACCATATTCTGCAATAGCTTTTAACCTTTTGGCATTGGGGATTGACACCCCTTTTTCCCATCGACTAACTATACTATCCGAAATATATTTTTTTTCTTTTGTTAATTTTGATATTTCTTCGCCAAATTCTCTTAAATTCAATCCTTTAGCAAGTCTGATACTTTTGATGCGTAAACCAATATCTGTTTTTTTATCCATATTTTCACTTCCTATCTAATGAGAATATCTATAAAAACTTTCGTAAACCGACGTTTTTGTGTTGCTTTTAGTTTTCGTGTCTGTTATATTATACATACAGACGAGAACTTACGTCTAGGGAAGAGGTGATAATAAGTGAATAAAGTACTGGGTTATAGGAAAATGTTGAACTTCACACAACAACAAATGGCAAAAGAGCTTAAAATATCAGAACAGTCATACAGAAATAAAGAAAAAGGAAAAACGGAATTTAAGAAAGAAGAAATGTTAACTTTTAAAAACATACTTATTTCAAAGGGAATGACCAATATAACTTTAGATGATATTTTTTTTAATTAAAATCCGACGTAAAACTACGTAAAAGAGGTGCTCAAATGACAAAACTAGCTTATCCAATGTTATACATTACTAGAAAAGAAAAAGGTGACACACAAAAGAAAGTTGCTAGCAAACTTGGTATTAGTCCACAACGTTACCAGTTAAAGGAAAGTGGTAAAGCAATATTTAATTTAAATGAGTGTCAGATTCTTTCAGAAATGTATGATATGCCAATTGATGAGTTATTTTCATCAAAAATTAAAGTAGGAGAATAGGAGGCAAGGCAATGAAAATGTACTTAACTTATATTTGCTTAGTTTCATTGTTAACAATATTATTACTAGCAATATCTAACATGTATGTCGCTTTTAGTGTGTACGGCATGATGGTAACTTATGGATTTAATTTAACAGGAGAGATTACAACGTGCGAAAACAAGTTATTATTACAAAAACAGTAGTTGGCTGGTACAACATTAAAGATACTCAACATAATTTAATGTTAAATATACCGCCAAAAGTATTTGAACAGTACTTTCCTGATGTTAGTAAAGATGTTCAAGTTGCGTGTTTAGAAATGGATTTATCAAAAATTACAGAAATTAAAAATAAGAAAAAGGTAGGTAGTTAAGATGGAAATCAAACAAAAATATCAATTATCAAAAGTGGTTAAAATATTAGAAGTAGTATTATACGAGGAAGATAAGTTTCAATCCGATAAGGACTATCATTATCAGGATAAAGCATTTTATGAATATGCTTTAAAGTTAGTTCATAATGGATTGTTCAATATTCTTGCTGAATTAGATTTTGAAGATGAAGTATTTTTAATTCTTGATGAAGTAACGATGACGCTAAGTGATGTCATGAAAGAAACACAACACGTTTATCGTTATAGTGTCATAGACGAAAAAGGTGAACATAAACATACAACAGATCGCAAAGGACACGTGATTGGAATGTTAGAGTGGGCATTAGATTACATTGTGGGAAATATTGAAGTGGAGGTATTATAAATGAATTGGGAAATTAATGATTTGTTTAGCGATTTGAAATTGTTGAAAGATAGATTCGAAGATTTAAAGGATAATCATGGTTGGCATTTTGAGGAGTTATATCCACATGAACCAAATCATAACTTAAATAAAGATGAATTAATTAGAGAGGGTGCTTCTTATCATGAGAGACGTATTCACAATAATCAAATGTTTGATTTATTCCATCTCTATATAGAGCAGTTCGATAAAATCATCGAAAAGTTTCATGAAATAGAAAAAGCGTCATCAGAGAACTTTGGCGAGGTATCAGATGACGCAAAGAATGTGAAAAAAGCATAAAATGACTTATTTAATACATTATTATTTTACCATTTAATGCTTTGTTTTAAAAGTAAATTGGAGGTATTCAATGGCGATTAAAGAAAAAGATAAAATATTAGAAGTCAACTCGCTAGAGATACCCGATGAATTAATTGAATTGCCACAATGGGTACTATGGCGAGCTGAATGGAACGAGAAGCAACAGCAATATTCAAAAATACCATATAGCTATGCTGGATATAAAGCAAACTCCACGAACAGTGATACATGGACAATATTTGATGCGATTAATTCTATATATGAACAAAATGATAGGTATGACGGTATAGGCTTCGTAATAAGCGAACATGATAACTATATTGTGTTAGATATCGATAATGCAATTGATGAAAGTAGCCAAATTACCTCAAATTTAGCTTTAGATATGACTAAGATGACATATTGTGAGAAGTCTCCTAGTGGTACTGGCTTACACTGCTTTTTTAAGGGTGAGTTACCTAAAGAACGTAAGAAAAAGCGTAGTGACCTAGATATCGAATTATATGATAATGCTAGGTTTATGACGATGACAGGTGAGTCAATTGGGCAAAGGGAAATAAGTGATGACCAATCACTGTTAAATAATCTAGTGGAACGTTATTTTAAACAAGAAGAACTACCTGAAACGTTTATCGGAAATAATATCACTAATAAAAGTAATCTAGATGATGAAGATGTAATTAATATTATGTTGAAATCAAAACAAAAAGATAAAATCAGTAACTTATTGCAGGGCAATTATGAGCCTTATTTCGATAGTCCGAGTGAAGCTGTTCAGAGTCTGTTGCACTATTTAGCTTTCTACACTAGTAAAGATAAGGAACAAATGGAACGTATATTTTTGAATTATAACAATTTAACGGACAAATGGGGTTCTAAACGTGGCAATACCACATGGGGGCAATTGGAACTGGATAAGGCCATAAATAATCAAAGTGAAGTATATGTTAAACCTGGTAAAGAAAACCCATCTAAACTTATAAAAAAAGGCTCCTGGTGGTTCTACCCTAATGATGATACTAATAGGAAACCTAAATTCAATCACACTATTATGGCCAAATTTATTTGCCAGGAATATCACATTGTTAGATATCCAGATGCTGATAGCGATATTTATATTTATAATACTCAAACTGGGATTTATGAACTAGATAAAACAGGCCGTAAATTACGAAAAATTATTAGGAGTTTAGATAATTTAAAAGATAATTCTGTTAAAGAGGTTAGAAACTATATTGTTGATATGTGTGATGTTAGAAGTGTAGTTAATAATGAATATGTGGCTGTAAAAAATGGTCTCGTACATTATCACACAAAGATATTTAGGACATTTACACCAGATATTTTTGTCATTGATAAATTGCCGACTGCATATAATCCTAATGCTTATGATGAGTTTGTAGATACCACAATACAAAAAGTGTCGTGCAATCATGAAACAACCATTATGAATATTTATGAGATGTTTGCACAAGTATTATATCCGAAAATTTTGATTGATAAAATTATCTATTTACTAGGAACGGTTGCAGATAATGGAAAATCAACAGTACAACATATGATAAAAGCCACATTTGATAGTGGGGGGCGAATATCATCAGTGAGTTCTCAAAGGCTAGCGAACAATCATTTTGCTGGGTCTAGTATCTATGGAAAAATGGCTAATATGGTTGATGATCTGCCGAATATTGAAATTGAAGATGCTGGAAATATTAAAACGGCTATCACAGGTGGTTATTTAGAGATTGAACAAAAGGGTAAGGCCAGTCAATCAGTACGTATGCAAACGCCATTTATTATTGCTAGTAATCACTATCCTAAATTCAAAGAAAGTGGCGAACAAATTAATAAGCGATTGCATATTATCCCGTTCAACTACAGTTTTAAAGACGATCAAGAACGTTTAAGTGTTACTGAAAGTACTAACAAGATTTATAACAAAAGCGCCAAAGAGTACGTTTTAAAATTAGCGATTGATACATTGGCTGACATGCTACAACGAGATGGCTCATATATCACACCTAATGAACGATCTGATAAAAGCGCTGAGTTATTCTCAGATAACAATAATCCTTTAAGTGAGTATCTTGAAAATAGAAATATTGATTTCTTCTTGAATAATCCAGGTGCAGAAACATACAAAGATTACAAAGTATGGTGTCACAGTAATTTTATTAGAAAGCCCGTTAATAAAGATGATTTTATCACGCTATTAGAAAATTATTATGATATTGAGTGGAAACGTTCTGTTAAATATACAGAAAATAATGTTAGATGGGGATTTAAAAAACTAAAAAGGTAGCTTTCTGCTACCTTTTACTACCATATTGCTACCCTTATAAACGTTGTTATATCAATAGTTTTGGTTGTTTTGGTAGCAGTAGTATTGTTTTTAAGAGATTGAAAATATTTTAATAATAAACATTATAAAAAATATGTACGTGAGTGTAGAAATTCTTGCTACTACTACTTTTTTGCTTTAACCATTGGTGTGACTGGGTTTAAGTAGGTAGCGTGTGTGTAGCTTTTGGTAGCATTGAGCTACTTATTACAAGTAAAGGAGAATTTAAAATGATAGATGTAAATCAACCAGAACATTTTGATGAATTAAATGAAGATAAGAAATGTGCATTAATGGAATTTTGTAATTCGCTAGATAAAATAAAGTCTTTTAATACAAGGCATTCTTCTTACGGTTTGAAACATGTATTTGAAGCAGAATATCGTGAAGAGTTAGAAAATACATTTGAAGGTAGCTATATAACTAATGGTCAGTTTAAAGGTGCAATGTTAAAAGCTGGTTTTGATGTTAAAAATAAAACTCAATTGAACTGGCATTTTAATTTGAGTGAGCGAAGTATAAAGAATCTAGGGGATAGTAAAATTTATAAAAGTATAAAAGGAGCACGTATTTAATATGAATATAGAAATTATCGCAAACCAATTTGAAACAAGAGCAGGCACGTTATTAAGGTATTACACAGGTTTATTAGAAAGTAGTAGAGAAACGCATTTCGCTTTCAAAATATATAATGATCCATTTGATATGGTATACGTGATGATGAAAGGTAAATTATACGGACATGTATATATTAAAGATTGTAAAGTAAGGCAATCGTTTGAATTAGCGTCACCTAAGCACACTGAGGGGCTTATAAGAAGCATAGAGGGGCATTATGTAGGTTATGAATTACATGATGGTAAACAGCTTTCTATTAGTGATGTGATGGCCAGTCAATTATTTGAAGATGAGTATTTTATGTATGGATTACAAACATATGCAGAATCAAATAATAGTGATGTGTTTGAGTACCTAGAAAATGGATTTGATACCGATACACTTGAGGGCATTCAATCGAGTAATACTGATGTGATAGCGAATATTGAAATGTTGTATCAGTTAGCTACGGGAATCAATGAACCAGCACCAGAGTTAGTTGAGGGATTAAAATTAGTAACTGAGTTTGTACAAGATGAGAATGCGACACAAGAGGATTACAAGGCTTTAGAACGTAAGTTAACTGAGTTGAAGTCATCTTATTACAGTTTGAATAAGTAATTAAATATGGAGTCACACGTGGTGTGTGGCTCCTAATGTAAAAGTATAAGGTATAGAAGTTTTAAAATGTAAAGGTTGCAACAATAGTGAGTTAATAGATAGGTGTGCGAAATTAAAAAAAGTGTGAAATGTTGATATTGAGCTGTTTTATGGCTTTGAAAATAATAAGGTTATATAAAGGTGTTAGCTTTTAAAATCGGAAGGTATACAGTCTTTGAGAATTGAAAAAATGGCAAGATTTGTGCAAGGTGTGCGAACTTTGTTAACGCTAATACAAGCTAAAGTTTGTGTTTTTGGTATAGGCCTAAAAATTAAGTTTGTTCGTAATTTGTTCGCTCTGTTTTATCGAACTTAAGTTCTGTATTTGAATGATCTAAAAGGCTCCTTATTAATTTTATAATGTTGTTTTATAAGTGTTATATGAGATAGGCTAAACAACTGACAAAGCGTGCTATAAAGCGAACGTAAGTTTGTTTTAGGTCAGTGAAAATGGTATAATTTAGGTATGAAATAATTAAAAGAAAGAGGTGTAGAAATGCAAAGTATCGCAGAAAAAGAGACGTATCATTTACCCACCGAACACCTGCAAGTTTTCAATGTGATAAAAAATACGTCCAATAAGTATATTACTAAAACTAAAATCTTAAATCAATTGGGATATGAATATAATTCAAGCAATGAACGATGGTTACGAAGAGTAATCAATTCATTAGTATATGATTATGGCTATCCTATCGGATGCAGTTATAAACCTAGTGAACGTGGTTATTACATCTTTACGACAGAACAAGAAAAGCAACAAGCGATGAGAAGTATTAAGAAATTAGCTGATGGCAGTATGAAACGCTATGAAGCTTTGAAACGAATCGAAGTGTAAAACAAAAACTAAAGAAAGAGGTACTTATAAATGACAACTACAACAATCACGGGTGATACGTGGGATGTATATTTTAATGATAGACGTTATAGAAATTTGTTAGGAGATTTTGAAGATCTAATAACAGAAACGAAATCATTAATTAGACAAGGCTATAAAACGGATGTTATTAAAAATAAAATGGATAATAAGGCTTTGAGCCTACAATCTAAATTCAAAGAATTAGGACAAATATTATTAGATGAACATGAAGAAAAAATAGTAGAAATCCAACAAAAAGAGAAAGAATCTTCATATGAGAATCCACAAGTTGAAATGTTGAAACGTCAAGACATAGAGGCGAAAGTAAATTTAATTGATGCAGAAGAACTATTTAATCTTGTTTATAATGCCAATCCTAAAACCACTAATGTATATGAACTTAATATCTATAAAAAAGCGATAGAAAGTCGTCTTACTGAAGATGAAAATGTAAGGTTAAAACCTTACTTTGATGTATTGGTAGAAAAGGTAATTTATCCATATCGAAATAATGAAGAATATCAAAAATTAGAGTATAACTATAATGTTTTAAGACAGTTTGGGTTACAAAATAACGGGCAACCAGTCATCAAAGATAGTGATGGCGATATAGAAATTATTAACATTCAAAGTAAGTATAACGAAGTGTTCCGTAACGCTTAAATCAAAAATAGCCTATCCAATTTGGGTAGGCTCTCTTTATAGGGGTGAATAAATGAAACTGCTTAAAACGAAGAATTGTTTATATTATCGTAATGGCGACAATAAACTATCTGAGTATCAACTATTAACGCAATTTAACCCAGCATTTATTAATAAAAAAATTAAGATGTGTGAATTCCAAATTGAAAGTATGTACCATATGAGTGCGTCGACCACAACATGTGATGAAATAATGGGGGTCGTGTCTGTCTCATATCCGATTGAAAAATTAGTTATCAAAATTATTGAAACAAAAGCAGGGTTACAAAACTATAAAAATAGATCTATAAATAATATGGCGTTGTTGAAAAAGGTACTAAATCATTATACAGAAAAAGAGCAGAAGCAAGTTGTAAAATATATGCGTTCAAATGGACGATATAAACCCTACAACGTCATTGAACGCTTACAGGGTGATTTGTATCAAGCAAGTATTAAACAACGTTCAGAACGTCAAAAACAAAGAAATATAGCAATTGAAAATAGCAAGATTGCACGAGTAAATGCTTATCACCAATCTTTACATGTAAAAGTGGTGTAACAATGGATAAACAGCAAATAAAAGGCTTCGTTTGTGATTATCATGAGCGAACTAGAAGTGATGTATTAATAGATGATGATATAAATACTGATGAATTCTTTTCAATAGGTGATGAAAATTCTAATGAATGGATGACAGACGATAACATTGATGATCATATTGTAAAGAATCACTTAGAAATGATTGTTGACCGAGTAGCTAATGATAAAGAGTTTTATATTTTCGATTCTTTAATACAAGGACGTAGTTTTAAAGATATTAGTAATGTCTTAGAGTGTTCAGAACAATCTGTAAGATTATGGTATGAAACCTTATTAGATAAAATTGTGGAGGTGATAGAATGAGTGAGTTAACGGCAAAACAAGCGCGTTTTGTGAATGAGTATATAAGAACACTTAATGTAACACAAAGTGCCATAAAAGCAGGCTATAGCGCAAATAGCGCACATGTGACAGGGTGTAGGTTATTGAAGAAGCCACACATCAAGCAATATATACAAGAACAAAAAGATAAGATTATAGATGAGAATGTATTAACCGCAAAAGAGTTACTACATGTGCTTACGAATGCGGCAGTCGGTGACGAAACAGAAACGAAGGAAGTTGTAGTCAAGCGTGGAGAATATAAAGAGAATCCACAAAGTGGCAAAGTACAATTAGTCTATAATGAACATGTTGAACTGATAGAGGTACCAATAAAACCTAGTGATCGTTTAAAAGCTCGTGATATGTTGGGTAAATACCATAAGTTATTTACAGATAAGCATGATATTAACGGGAATGTGCCTATATTCATTAATATTGGTGAATGGGATGGCGATGATGAAGATTTAGATAAGACGGTACAAGAGGTATCTAACGCTAATCCTAATCATACTGTGATTGTGGATGATATACCGTTAGAGGATTAATGAGGAATATTTACAGATAAATAAGATGTGAATCTTGTGGCACCAGAATTTGTTGATGATATAAAGAGATTTTAGAAATAAAGAAAACAGCAAGTTTACTTGTCGAAATGTGATGCTTGAAGAATGATTACTTACTAATTTAGGTACATATTATAAATCGGATTATCGATTCAATAAGGTTGTATTTAATGAACAAGAAAAGCAACAAGCGATGAGAAGTATTAAGAAATTAGCTGATGGCAGTATGAAACGCTATGAAGCTTTGAAACGAATCGAAGTGTAAAACAAAAACTAAAGAAAGAGGTACTTATAAATGACAACTACAACAATCACGGGTGATACGTGGGATGTATATTTTAATGATAGACGTTATAGAAATTTGTTAGGAGATTTTGAAGATCTAATAACAGAAACGAAATCATTAATTAGACAAGGCTATAAAACGGATGTTATTAAAAATAAAATGGATAATAAGGCTTTGAGCCTACAATCTAAATTCAAAGAATTAGGACAAATATTATTAGATGAACATGAAGAAAAAATAGTAGAAATCCAACAAAAAGAGAAAGAATCTTCATATGAGAATCCACAAGTTGAAATGTTGAAACGTCAAGACATAGAGGCGAAAGTAAATTTAATTGATGCAGAAGAACTATTTAATCTTGTTTATAATGCCAATCCTAAAACCACTAATGTATATGAACTTAATATCTATAAAAAAGCGATAGAAAGTCGTCTTACTGAAGATGAAAATGTAAGGTTAAAACCTTACTTTGATGTATTGGTAGAAAAGGTAATTTATCCATATCGAAATAATGAAGAATATCAAAAATTAGAGTATAACTATAATGTTTTAAGACAGTTTGGGTTACAAAATAACGGGCAACCAGTCATCAAAGATAGTGATGGCGATATAGAAATTATTAACATTCAAAGTAAGTATAACGAAGTGTTCCGTAACGCTTAAATCAAAAATAGCCTATCCAATTTGGGTAGGCTCTCTTTATAGGGGTGAATAAATGAAACTGCTTAAAACGAAGAATTGTTTATATTATCGTAATGGTGACAATAAATTATCTGATTATCAACTATTAACGCAATTTAACCCAGCATTTATTAATAAGAAAATTAAGATGTGTGAATTCCAAATTGAAAGTATGTACCATATGAGTGCATCGACAACAACATGTGATGAAATAATGGGGGTCGTGTCTGTCTCATATCCAATTGAAAAACTAGTTATCAAAATTATTGAAACAAAGGCAAGATTACAAAACTATAAAAATCGATCTATAAGTAATATGGTGTTGTTGAAAACGGTACTAAATCATTATACAGAAAAAGAGCAGAAGCAAGTTGTAAAATATATGCGTTCAAATGGACGATATAAGCCTTACAACGTCATTGAACGCTTACAAGTTGATTTGTATCAAGCAAGTATTAAACAACGTTCAGAACGTCAAAAACAAAGAAATACAGCAATTGAAAATAGCAAGATTGCACGAGTAAATGCTTATCACCAATCTTTACATGTAAAAGTGGTGTAACAATGGATAAACAGCAAATAAAAGGCTTCGTTTGTGATTATCATGAGCGAACTAGAAGTGATGTATTAATAGATGATGATATAAATACTGATGAATTCTTTTCAATAGGTGATGAAAATTCTAATGAATGGATGACAGACGATAACATTGATGATCATATTGTAAAGAATCACTTAGAAATGATTGTTGACCGAGTAGCTAATGATAAAGAGTTTTATATTTTCGATTCTTTAATACAAGGACGTAGTTTTAAAGATATTAGTAATGTCTTAGAGTGTTCAGAACAATCTGTAAGATTATGGTATGAAACCTTATTAGATAAAATTGTGGAGGTGATAGAATGAGTGAGTTAACGGCAAAACAAGCGCGTTTTGTGAATGAGTATATAAGAACACTTAATGTAACACAAAGTGCCATAAAAGCAGGCTATAGCGCAAATAGCGCACATGTGACAGGGTGTAGGTTATTGAAGAAGCCACACATCAAGCAATATATACAAGAACAAAAAGATAAGATTATAGATGAGAATGTATTAACCGCAAAAGAGTTACTACATGTGCTTACGAATGCGGCAGTCGGTGACGAAACAGAAACGAAGGAAGTTGTAGTCAAGCGTGGAGAATATAAAGAGAATCCACAAAGTGGCAAAGTACAATTAGTCTATAATGAACATGTTGAACTGATAGAGGTACCAATAAAACCTAGTGATCGTTTAAAAGCTCGTGATATGTTGGGTAAATACCATAAGTTATTTACAGATAAGCATGATATTAACGGGAATGTGCCTATATTCATTAATATTGGTGAATGGGATGGCGATGATGAAGATTTAGATAAGACGGTACAAGAGGTATCTAACGCTAATCCTAATCATACTGTGATTGTGGATGATATACCGTTAGAGGATTAATGAGGAATATTTACAGATAAATAAGATGTGAATCTTGTGGCACCAGAATTTGTTGATGATATAAAGAGATTTTAGAAATAAAGAAAACAGCAAGTTTACTTGTCGAAATGTGATGCTTGAAGAATGATTACTTACTAATTTAGGTACATATTATAAATCGGATTATCGATTCAATAAGGTTGTATTTAATAAATATTATATGTCAACATTTTTAAATTAACTTGACAAATTTAAGTGAATGTATGGTAAAAAATGTTGAAATGTACTATATTATAAATAAGGGTTGCATATAAGCAACACATCTTGGCGAATACACATAAAGATATTTATTGTTTTTGTGTACGAATTATAGAAAGCATATACACGGTGACAGCGTAGGGACGCTGTCATTTTTGTTTACAGAAAATGAATTAAGGAGGAAATATACTTTGATTTCTAATATTTCAATTTTTGCAAAAGACGATAAAATGCAAGTTAGTGATAAGTTTAATCAAATAGTCGCTAAAATGGATTATTTAAAAAACAAAAGGAATCATTTAGTTCATAGTTCCAAAATAGCAGAAGATGAAAAAAAGTTTTTAGAAACCTATATTAAAATAGAAAAATATAATGAAAGTAATATCTATTTAAAAGATGATAAAGTTAATATAAAGAGAAAGTTGAATCAAAATAATTTTGATTTTGAAATGGTTAAAGACATTTTTGAAATCAGAGAAGAATTAGTTGATTTAGAGATAGAAGACTTAAGTATTAATAATATAGAAAGCTCATATATTTTTGAAAGCACTTTTTTTGCTGATGTATTAGATGATGTGAATTTTGCAAAAAAACAAAATTTACAAAAAAAACGTAATTCGAAATCACTTGAAAGTGAAAATGTTTACAAAGATAAAAAGAAATTGTTGAATACAGACATAAAAACAAAATTTGATATGGTGACGTTATGATAAAAAAAATAAAAGATATAATAAAATTGGAAGTTAATTATTTAAATAGGATTGATAAAGATAATACTGACAATGATGGAATAATATTAAAAGCAAATAACAATGTAAATTTACCAAATGAAGATAATGAAGCTTATGTAGAAATTATTTTTACTATGAGAAGTGTAGAATCTAATTCATGGGAAAATGAGAAAAATAAAAAGAGAATTTTAGATGATGAAAATGATCAAAATATAATTGGCAAATTAAGAGTTAATTATAAAATAATATGTGATTTCAGTACAGAGAGGGAAGAAAAAATGAGAGATGCACTTTTAGAAATTATAGAACCTTATTTCAGAAAAGAAGTTGAAACTTTATTGTCAAATATGAAATTACCAAATTTTATTCTTCCTTACAGGTTTTGGGAAAATGAAGATAACTAATATAAGATTAAAAAGTGCAAATAAAAAAGTGTTAAAAAACTTTACTTTCTTGAAGGTATAGATGCTATAGAAAAAATAGAGAATAATTACGAAAAAAAAGTTTTTTTAGTCTCTATACTTGAGGGGATCAGACAATACTCAACACAAAATTATAAAATAGAATGTGATTTTAAAAAATTTCATTATAGAATATTTCAGTATTATAGGATAATTAAGAGAAAATTAAAAGAGACAGTAAAAAATTTTGATGAAAAACAAGTACAGACGTTATCAAAAATTTATAATAAATTATGCAATGTTAGTGATAAAAATAATTATATTGGACAAATTTTGGAGTATACTTATATAAAATATATCAGAACTGAGGATTCTGTGTATAAAATTGGTCATGAACCAATAGTATATCATAAACGTAAATCACTGCATGGAAAAGAATCTTATAGCAATAGATTATTAGATTTTGTGACTATAGAGAATAGAAAGACGATAATTTTATGCGAATGCAAAGCGAACTTGCAAAGAGAGTTTCAAGGTTTAATCAAGCATTTTAATAAACCATTTAGACAGAAGTTACAGTTGATGAATCATTTAGAAGATAAGTTAAAGCAATGCCATTCTGGAAATGAAAAACCTAATAACTTTGTAGAAATCAAAAAAGTATTAGTAACTGCATTTGCGCCGACTAATCAACAAAACTTACCTAGAAGATATCAACGAGAAATACCCATACTTACAATTAGCGATATGAAAAATATGGTGTTATAAATTTATTTGAAGAACAACTTTTAAGGGCATAAAAAAGGCATAATGTTGGTGATAAGGGCAAAGTGTATGAAAATATTAACAAATTAGGTAATATAAGATGTTGAGAAACGCCCTGTGCTGCAGTGGGGAATGAGTGTGTATAACTAGATATGTTTATCGTAAATGTGGCGCCTTGAAATATGGCTTTAAACATCGCTGGTTAATCGATTTTCGAGATTGGTCGTAGATTAAAACCTGTGAAAAAAATGACTTAGCGCATGGGGAATTTAGGCTATGGCTTGAAAATTGGATTAAGCAAATTATCAGATAATAGATTTATGAAAATAGCTGAAAATCCAGAATTAAATGTCCTACCATTGGAATATATGGGCGCAAGTATTTTATACTAATAAGCAACTCTTTTTGAACCAGAATGCACCAAAGAACACATAACATCAAACGGCGAAACTAAAATGCCATACTAAATGTTTATGAATTTAACTGCAGAACTCAATTTTGAGCCTTGTAAAATTACATAAATTAGTTATATAAGTATTATTTATGGGTATTATATAAACGGGAGGGGCAACGTTATTACTTGCCTATTAGAACATGGAATGGTTCTGCCCCAACTAGTCAGGTACTAGGCGACTAATGGGGAGAAATCAGTTGAAATGACATAGTCATGTCTATTTAAGCAGGTGCATTACACACCTGCTTTCTATTTACATTTAAAGATAAAATGTGCTATTATTTTACTAGAACTTTTTAACATTTCTCTCAAGATTTAAATGTGCATAACAGGCAGGTACTTCGGTACTTGTCTATTTTTTATGTTAATTATAAAATGCTCAAACCTTACAACCTATTGATCTAGGAGTGTGGTTGTTTTCAAGGGCAAAAAAAGGGCATAATTTTAAAACAAAGGGCAAAAATGTGCTATTATTTTACTAGAACTTTTTAACATTTCTCTCAAGATTTAAATGTGCATAACAGGCAGGTACTTCGGTACTTGCCTATTTTTATGTAAACATATTAGGTGTATGTATAAATTTAGGGTATTGATTATAGATACTTAATATATGGCAGAATGGTTGAAAAATGATAAAGTGAGGAAAAGGTACTTTGGTGTTTGACTGTCATTAGTATTAGTACTTTTAATGATTTTATTTTTAATGTGTATAGTAATTTATAAAATTGAAAGTTATCTAACAGTTAAGTAAATACTAAAACAATTACAAATAAATATTACATTGTCTTGGATTACCAAATGGTAATTGAAACCTCAGATCTTTAGTTTAAAGCTAATTTTAATAATGCAGACATTCAAGCAATTTTAAGGGTTGGTGGATAAAGAGAAAAAAATAATAGGGTATAGAATTAAGTTTTTACCCTATACCCAGTTTTATATGAAGCAAGTAAAATCGGCAGCTGAATGGCTGGTTGATTTTGAGCAAAGATTTATTAAGATATGTCTTGTCATATTTCTCTTTATCATTTTGTCATTACTATAAGATATTTTTAAAAGTGCTACATTAGATTAAGAGTTATAGCTAGCCTTCGGGCTAGTTTTAAAAAAGAAATGAACATAGCCTAAAAAGACTCTTAATACTATTAAAGTTGCTAATGTAATTTCAAAAAATAAGAGCCATTCCCAAATTTCTGGGTACGTTAGTACAGGTAAACTATTTTTTAAGGCAGTTGCTGAAATTACTAAAGGAAAAGTGAAAGCTGAAAATACTGGTGAAAACGGCTCTTTTAGCAACTTTGGAAGTTTAAATATAATATAAAAATAAAAAAACTGAGCCAATACCAAAAGAATAATAACGATTAGATCATTTGCCTTAGGAAAAGTTATAACATATGCCGCAGCAACTAAAGAAAATGGTGCACAAATTGTGGAAGTGTTCGGTTTAATAGACGTTTGCAATGGATACGTTTTTAATCGTTTGAATACTATTGGTAAGACAATACATGTTGCTAAAAAACCATATATAACTGATAATTTTCCAATTAAATAAAATCCGCTGATTGGTGCTGTTAATCCAGCAATAGCAATACCAATATAAAGCACTGTCCATGATGGATAAACATTCTCAAGTGAAAAATCTTTTAAATATTTAATTGAAAAAATAATCATATGTATCATAATCCCCATAAGACATAAGAGCCATAAGGGTGTTATTAAGCTAGTGATAATGGTTACATCACTAAAATACGTATTTAAATAAGTGGTTCCCAAAAATCCAGACATGAAAAATGTTGTGAACACAGATGAAACTAGAGGGGTATTCAATTGTTCTTTAACATTTTTAAAATTATTGAGAATAGTACATAAAAGGTGAACCCAAATAAAGAGGGCAAAGATACCGCAAATAGCATTTAAAACAAGTGATACGTCTTTCAAGAGATTGCCCAACCCCAACAAACCTAAGATCAATCCCGATGTTACTAAAGGTGCTTTTTGAAGTCTCATGATTTAAAACCTTCCTTTTGTGATTTTATTCACTAATTATAACATGATATCTTAGAACTATTAATAAGCAGAATGAATTTTGTATGTTTAATGTGGATTAATATGATGTTGTTTCGGGAAATATATGTATTTATCTATTTTTGATATTTTATATTCAGTATAATACGTGATTACAACGTTGAATATAAAAAAATATGACGATGTTTATACGTATTAATATTAATATAATCACACGTTGCAGGCATCAAACGCTTATTTATTAATCAAAAATGGGTGCACAAATTTATATTGTTTTATCAATTTTAACATTTCACACTAACTTTATTAGGTGATATAAGATGCTGAGAGAAGCATTATATTGCAATGAAAAATCATTATATGGATAATCATATCGATCATTGCAAATATACTTATAGAGATCACACGTTGCAGGCATCAAACGCTTATTTATTAATCAAAAATGGGTGCACAAATTTATATTGTTTTATCAATTTTAACATTTCACACTAACTTTATTAGGTGATATAAGATGCTGAGAGAAGCATTATATTGCAATGAAAAATCATTATATGGATAATCATATCGATCATTGCAAATATACTTATAGAGATTTATGTGTGTAATAATTGGTGGTCATAAATTGGTCATAATGAAATAAAAAAACTAAAAAAAATTGAATATATAAAGAATACACGATGCTGATTTAATAGGATTTTTGTATGTGATTTATATCTATTTCATACTGCCCTTAATGCCAGGAATGATGTAAAACTGTTTATAGTTTTGACTAACTAGAAAATTACATTATGCACGAGTATGATTCATTCTAAGTATAAATTAGAATGCACGCAAATATATTTTAATTACGAGACGTCTTCCATTTGGTGACTAAACTTATGGGAGGCGTCTTTTTTGTATGAATTTGTGATTTTAGCATAGATATTCATAGTGGTATTGATATCTTTATGCCGTAATCGTTCTTGTATTTCTTTAATGTGTACACCTGATTCTATGAGCAATGCGCAATGTGTGTATCTGAATGAGTGCGTAGAGATATTTTTGAGTATGCTGGTACGTGACATAATGGTTTGTATCCACATTGATAGTTTTTTCATTACAATGGTTATCATTATATAATTCGTTTTTCCAATTATTTTGAACGTTTATCTTATAATCACGCAACACCTTTATTACATTTGGGTCAACGGAAATCTTACCGATAGAACTTTCAGTTTTAGGGGGAAGTATCTGATATTTCTTCTTGTTATTATTTGGATTGTAATATGTTTTAGTAATACTAATCGTGTTGTTTTCAAAATCAATATCAGACCACTTCAATGCTAGTATCTCGCCAGCACGACAGCCGGTATATGCAAGTGTGCTAAAGACTTCAAAGCTAGTTAACGGGGCGATGATGAAATAAATACTGATGATTTCTTTTTAATAGGTGATGAAGATTCTGACGAATTGATGACAGACGATAATGTCAATGATCATATTATAAAGAATCACATAGAAATGATTGTTGACAGATTAGCGACCGATAAAGAGTTTTATATTTTTGACTCCCTTATACAAGGACTTAGTTATCAAGATATTAGTAGTGCCTTAGATTGTTCAGAACAATCTGTAATATTATGGTATGAAACCATATTAGATAAAATTGTGGGGGTGATAAAATGAGTGAGTTAACTGCAAAGCAAGCACGTTTTGTGAATGAGTATATTAGAACACTGAATGTAACACAAAGTGCCATAAAAGCAGGATATAACGCAAATAGCGCACATGTGACAGCGTGTAGGTTATTGAAAAAGCCGCACATCAAGCAATATATACAAGAACAAAAAGATAAGATTATAGATGAGAATGTATTAACCGCAAAAGAGTTATTACATGTGCTAACGAATGCGGCAGTCGGTGATGAAACAGAAACGAAAGAAGTTGTAGTCAAGCGTGGAGAATATAAAGAAAATCCACAAAGTGGCAAAGTACAATTAGTCTATAATGAACATGTTGAACTGATAGAGGTACCAATAAAACCTAGTGATCGTTTAAAAGCTCGTGATATGTTGGGTAAATATCATAAATTATTTACAGATAAGCATGATATAAACGGTAATGTACCTATATTCATTAATATTGGTGAATGGGACGGAGGTGATGAGGGGTTAGATAAGGCAGTGAAAGATGTATCTAACGATAATCCTAATCATACTGTGATTGTGGATGATATACCGTTAGAAGATTATGAGTCAATTAGGTTTTTATAA